GCTGCTCGGTCTGGCACTGCCGTGCCAACGGACGTCGGGGTCTTTTATGCGGACTGGATCAAAAGCGGCCGTTCGTTTCCATCATCTGCCCTAAAGCTTGGGGTTGCCCGTGAAATGCTCGAGCGCAATCTGATCACGCCGGAACAGCTGCGCGCTGTCGGTGTGTTGGCATGACGCGCGCCAACACTCTCATTCGTTTTGGGCCGATTGAGGTCGAGGTCAGGCCCAGCGCTGGTTTCAGCTATGGTTCGGCTATGGTTCGGCCTTTGCTCGCCTTGGATGATTGTGGGCTTAATCGCTTGGTTTCCTTTCACTCGATCGAGGAGGTGGTGGAAAGCTACAACCAGCATCGCGGGCGCGCTCTCAAACGGAAAAGGGTTTGCCCGGATTACATCGAGGCGCTCGAATTTCTGCTGAAGGAGTATCCCAATGGCTTTTGAGTGCCTCGTTGGAAATGTGCTGTTTGCGGATTTCCTTTACCCAAAGCCGGAGGAGATCGACCTGGGCTACCTCGCCCAGCGCCTTGATGGCCTGAAACGATTTAATGGGCATCCCTTGGCTTTGACCGTTGGCGAGCATCATCGGCTCTGCGCTAATTTGGCTGCGTGCGCTGGTTACTCGGATGATGTGGTGCGCTGGGCTGGGTTTCACGATGCACACGAATATGCGCTTGGCGATTGGCCTGCTCCCATAAAACGGTTCTTCGGTTCCTCTCTTGCGCCCATCGAGCGGCGTTGGGACGTGGCCATCTGTTCCGCGCTGGGCGTGGTTCCTCCTTCGGAAGGTACGCGGCAAGCGGTTGCATCCATTGATGCCAGAGCCCTTTGGGCGGAATGGCGATTTTGCCTTGGGCGCATGAACAGGCCGAAGGGCTACGTGCTGGTCGGCAGGTACGAGGAGCGCGCGCTTTGGTCTGTGGTGGGCAAGGCGCGGATGTCTGCCATCGTGGCCGCGCGTATGGGGGGCTCGCGTTGGGTTTTGTAAGCGGTCCAGTCAGGCAGCGGTTGCGCAACGTGGGGGAAAACCTTGCGCTGGTGCCGTTGCCCGGTGTCGCGCAGGACATCGCGGATATTATTGGCCGCGATAAGGCGCTGCGGTTGATCTTCCAGCTGCCTGCCTCGGGCAGCCGTCCTTGGAGGGTCTGTCTTTATGTACCCAAGCGGATGGCAGTCGACCACCTTTTGGTGAGAGTTTTGGGGTTTCGTGATGCCGAGCGGATGCGTCGGCATTTCGGCGGGGAAATACTGCAGCCGTCCAACTGTCGCTATTTGGAGAGGGCTTGGCGCAACGTCGCAATCTGGCGGCTTTCTGGATTGGGCTATGCTGTGCCGGTGATCGCGCTTGATCACGGGCTGTCTGATTATCGGGTTTTGGAAATCCTGCGGGGGAAACCGCCAGAGGACGCTGGGGGCTTGTCTGGTAATTCTCGGTTGAATTGCGGGGCGTACTGAAGTGCTTTTTTCGTCTTTGCCTCGGCTGGTTTTTATCTGCGCAGGAGGCGCTTTCGATGTTGATGGACTTGCTGCGAGAGTTTTGGGCGTTGGTGGTTGCCGCTTTTTCGGTCGTCGTTTGGGCCGTCCGGTTGGAGGCAAAATCTTTGGGTAACGCTCGGGATATTCGGTCGCTGAAAGATCAGCGCGGCGAGGACTTGGTTGCGGCTCGGCTTGCGCGCGAGGACACCTCAAAGCGGCTTGATGAAATCTTGGCTGATGTTCGGCAAACGAATAAGGATATTAAGGATATTCTGGGGAGGCTCCCACGATGAGGTTTGGCAAGGCGGCGGCAGGCGGCACGGCTGGTGTGGTTTTAGCGGCGGCGGCGTTCATCGCGCCTTGGGAGGGCATGAAGCTCACCGCCTATCCTGATCGGCTTGCGGGCAATATTCCCACGGTTTGCTTCGGTGAAACACGCGGCGTGGCGCTAGGCGATTCCTACACCGAGGACGAATGCCGCGTGATGCTGGCGCGGGCTGTCACGGATTTTCGCGGGTCTTTGAAGCGCTGCCTGCCTTCCCTCGATCGGTTACCGCCCAGCGTGCAGGTTTCGTTCATTTCGTGGACTTACAACGTTGGCGCTGGCGCTGCCTGTCGTTCGACCTTGGTGCGGTTTGCCAATGCGGGGAACATCGAGGCGGCGTGCAATCAGCTGCCGCGCTGGAACAGAGCCGGTGGTTCAATCATTCGCGGCCTCTCCAATCGTCGCGGGGCAGAGCGCGATCTTTGCCTTGGTGCCGTCAGGTGATTCGGCTGGACACCATGGCCGGCGCTTTGATGGCCTTAGTGTTGGTTATGCTGAGTGCCTTTTTCTATGGGCGTTCGGTCGGCGCGGCATCTGTTGACGCGGCGCATAAGGAGAAGCTGGTGGCGCTCGAGAGGCGGGTCACTGGTTACGCCATCAAGGCGGCGGAGGATGCTCTGGCCATCGCGGCGCTCGAGGCCGAGGCGGTGGCGCTGGGTGAACGGTTGGAGGTGGAGGCTTATGAAGATGATGATGCTGGGCGGCCTGCTTTCAACGCTGGGAGCGTGCGCCGCATTTTCTCCCGTTGAGCTGCGGCTGCCTGATCCGCCTATCATGCTGACTGCTGCCTGTCCTGCGCTGCAGACTAATCCTGGCAAGCCACTGTCGCAGGCCGAGGCCGAGGTGATGTGGGGCCGGGATCGTGCGGCGGGTCGGGTCTGTGCCTCTCGTCATGCAGGGCTGGTCGATTGGGTGACGGGTTTGGTGGCGGAGGTCGGGCCTCAATGACTGCAGGCGCTGTTAGGAAAAATGGGTCCCTCTGCGGTGGGTGGGGCATGCGGGTTGTTTCACTCGCAATAATTTATTTGTGCGTGCCCGGATTTTCCGGTTTCGTTTCGTTTCAGGAGGTTGCCGGTGGCTGACGATTTAATCCTTTATGATCGGATCGAGCGGATGCCGATCGGTGATCTGGTGCCCTATGCCAAAAATAGCCGGACGCATTCCGACGCGCAGATTTCGCAAATTGTCGCGTCTATTCAGGAGTTTGGATTTACCAATCCTGTTTTGATATCGGACGCCGGTGAAATCATCGCGGGCCATGGGCGGGTTTTGGCGGCGGCTGCGATCGGCATGTCGGTGGTGCCGTGCCTGCGTCTTTCGCATCTATCTGAAACGCAGCGGCGTCTTTATGTCATTGCGGACAACAAATTGGCGCTGAATGCCGGGTGGGACGATGATCTGTTGCGGCTCGAGCTCGGGGCCTTGCGGGATCTCGGGGTTGATATCGGTGTCGTTGGCTTCGGTTCGGACGAGCTGGATGCTCTTTTCTTGGGTGATGATGTCGATGAGGACGGGCTGACCGGCGACGATGATGTGCCGGAGGCGGCGGGCGAGCTGGTGTCGCGCATGGGCGATGTCTGGGTGCTGGGCGATCACCGGGTGATGTGTGGCGATAGCACTTCCATCTCCGCTGTTGAGGAGCTGTGCGCTGGGGGGGGGATTGACTGCTGTTGGACTGATCCTCCCTATAACGTCAATTACGAGGGCTCGGCTGGCAAGATCGCAAACGATAATCTCGGCGACAGCCAGTTCCGGGAATTCCTGCGCGGTGCGTTCCTTTCGGCCTTCGCTGTCATTCGTCCTGGCGGGCCGATCTATGTGGCGCATGCCGACACCGAGGGTGAAAACTTCCGCGGTGCATTTCGGGAGGCGGGGTTCAAGCTGTCGGGCTGTCTGGTCTGGGTGAAAAACTCACTTGTGCTGGGGCGCTCGGATTACCAATGGCGGCACGAGCCCATCCTTTATGGGTGGAAGCCTGGGGCGGCGCATTCATGGTACGGGGGCCGTGCAAAGACCACGGTTTCGGAAATGGCCGACGCTCCCTTTGTCGTTATGCCCGATGGGTCGGTTCAAATCGAAATCGGCGAGAGCTTCTTGCACATTTCCGGGGCCGATCTGCGTGTGGAGGAGGTGCTGCCGTCCACGGTTCGGGCTGAAAAGCCAAGGCGCAACGCGGAACATCCCACCATGAAGCCGGTCGAGCTGGTGCTTGGCCAGCTGCGGAACAGTTCAAAACGGGGCGATCGGGTGCTGGACCTGTTTGGCGGCTCGGGCTCGACGCTCATCGCCTGCCAAAAATCCGGCCGCAAAGCGCGGTTGATGGAGTTCGATCCGAAGTTTGTTGATGTGATCGTGCGGCGCTGGCAGCAGTTTTCGGGCCGAAAGGCGGAATTGCTGGGTTCGGACGAGACCTTCGACGCGCTCGAGGCCAAGCGGCGGCGCGAGTTTGAAAAACGACGTGAGGTGGTGGCGTGACCGGCGCTGCCGTCAAAGTGCCCAAGGAGGCGCGGGCGCTGCGCTATGCGCCTCGCAAGGTGCGGCTTGTTGCGCATCGGACTGGAAATGCTGCCAAAACCATCGGGGCTCTTGCGCCGGGTGATCGTGTTACCGGCGTGACGGCGGGCCAGTTCTCCGCCATCGACGCGTTGGAGCATTTGGTCAACGAGCTTGGTCCTGCGGATGTCCGGATTTCGACCTGGACCACGGGCCTTTATGATGTGTCGCGGGCTGCCGAGCTGCGCGCGAACCAGCGGCTGCGCTCGGTTCGGATGCTGCTCGATCGCGGCACGTTTGAAAAGTCGCCACAGTTTGCCGGTCCTTTGATCAAGGCTCTGGGGGTTGATGCCTTTCGGTGCCTGTCGGTGCACGCAAAAGTCACCATCGTGACCGGCGATCGCGGCGCGGCTGTAATGCGGTCCTCCATGAACCTGAACAAAAACCTGCGCACGGAGCAGTTCGATATTGATGTTTGCGAAGAGGTTGCTGGATTTTACACCGAGTGGTTTGACGCGCTCTGGGATGAAAGCGGGCGCGGGCTTTCCAATCGTGAAATCATCGAGGCCGTCTATGATAGGTTTGAGGAGGGCTCGCCCATGGGTGACGGCGAATTTGGGGAGGCCGGTGAATTTGAGGATTTGGTGGGCCTGTCTCTCGATGCCGGGTTTGTTGTTGCGGATCCGGGGGACGGGGGTGATCTGTGAGCGGTGCTGGCACTCCCACCTATCCGGTCGCCACGATTGCAAAGTTGCTGCGCCTTTCGGAGCGGCGCATCCAGCAGCTGACGAAGGAAGGCGTTATCCCCAAGGCCGAGCGCGGTCGGTATGAGCTGGCTCCCACGGTGCAGGGGTACGTGAAGTATTTACAGGATCGGGTCGCGGGGTCGGTGCCTGCGGTTGGCGAGATCGATTACCACAGGGAAAAGGCGCGCAAAACGCGGGCTGAGGCCGATATGGCCGAAATGGACGCGGATCTGCGCAAGGGCGCGGCCATCGATGCTGCTGAGGTCAAACGCGGCTGGCAGCTTATTCTTGGCGAGGTCCGGGCAAACCTGCTGGGCAACACCCCGGCGCGGATCGCAGCGCGAATCGTGGGGATGAAAAACGACGCAGACCTGCGGCGGGTCATTTCGGACGAGATTCGCCTCGCCATGCGGGCGGCGAGCGAGACCGATGTGGGAGCGCTATTTGATGGCAGTTCCGTTCAGCCCACAGACGATTGAGGTTGCGGCCTCCGTTCTTGCGGCTTTCGCGCCTCCGCCTGACCTGCGGCCTTCGGAATGGGCGGAGCGGTCTGTCTACATTCCTGTGGGTAACGCCATTCCGGGTCTGATCCGGTTCGACAATGCGCCTTATCAGCGGGAGCCCCTCGATATGACGGCAAATCCTGATTGCCACCGGATTTCACTGCAATGGTCAGCACAGGTGGGCAAGACCCTGCTCGCGCTCTGCGCACAGGCGTATAAAATCGAGCAGGATCCTGTTTCCCAGATCATGATGCAGCCCAGCCAAGGCGATTTGCAGACTTGGCTTGAAACCAAGTTTAATCCTCTGGTTGAGGCCAATAAAAGCTTGACCGGCTTGATCGCAAAACCGCGCGGCCGGGATGGGGTCAACAATCAGCGCATGAAATCATATCCCGGTGGGTTCATGTTTTTCGCATGGTCGGGCTCGCCAAAAACCATGCGCCAGCGCTCGGCTCCGTTCATCGTCTGCGATGAAACTGACGGCTACGATCGGACGCAGGAGGGCCATCCGGTCAACTTGCTGTGGCAGCGTGCGGCCACCTTTGGCGATCAGCGCAAGCTGTTGGAAATCTCGACGCCGGGGATCAAGGGCGTGAGCTGGATTGAGGGCGTCTTTGAACAGGGCGACAGGCGCCGGTTTTTTGTTCTCTGCCCACATTGCGGCGAAGCGCAGCACTTGAAATGGTCGGGGGTAACGTGGAGCCGGAACGAGGAGGATGGCCATCTGCCTGAAACGGCGGGCTATGCCTGCGAGGCGTGTGGTGTGGTTTGGACGGACGCCGAGCGCATCGCGGCCATTCGCGGGGCCGAAACGCAGGGAGGCGGGTGGCGCGCGGAGGGAAAGTTTCGCGGGCACGCCTCCTACCACCTTAACGAGCTGTATTCATGCTTTCGGCGTTTATCGGATGTGGTGCAGTCTTTTCTTGAAAAGAAGCGCGCAGGTGATCTGCAGTCCTTCGTCAATCTTTCGCTGGCTGAAACTTGGGAGGAGGAGGGCGATCAGGTCGAGGCGGCTCCGCTTATGGCGCGGGCGCGGGCCTTCTCGGCTGCGGTACCGCAGGGCGCGGCGCTGCTGACTGCCGGGGTCGATATGCAGCGTGATCGCCTTGAGGTCGAGGTGGTTGGCTGGGGCTTGGGTGAGGAGAGCTGGTCTGTCGATTACCGGGTTCTGTGGGGTGATCCTATGCTGCCTGATGTCTGGGACGATCTGGACGCTTTGCTTTCGGAGACCTTCTTGCACCAAAGTGGGGCGCAGCTGCCCATTGCTGCGGCTTGTCTCGACACCGGGGGCGACGGCGGTCTGAGTTCTTCGGCCTACGATTATGCACGTGGCAAATTGGGGCGGCGGGTGTTTGCAATCAAGGGTGTT